TGGGATGAGATAGAAAGACTAACTGCCGCTGGCGCAAACGAGAAGGGTTTTCCTCGTCACAATATTGTAAAATATTCTGACACGGAATACGCCATGGAATTTGCACTTGGTGGTTACAAAAAGAAAGACCTAGATATCGAGGCAAAGCCTGGTGTTCTAGTCATTCGGGGAAACCCAGAAGAGGATACCACTGAGTATCTTCATAAGGGTATTACTACGAAGAAATTCGTGGAAACATTCCGACTTGCTGATCATGTTGTCGTTGATGGAGCTGAATTCGTCAATGGACTACTAGTGATTAAACTCAAAGTGGAACTACCCGAAGAACAGCGTCCGAGAAAAATAGAAATCTCACAAAGGACGTAACAATGGAAAAGTTTGTAAGAAGCGAGGTTCTTCTTTCCTCTAAAAAAGAAGAGATGGTTGCCATTGGGCAATTATTTGCAGTACTTGCGGTAGCACCAATTATGATTTTTTTAAGTTGGTACGCATAATGGGCGTATTAGCGGCAATGGTATTTGTCGGAATCATACTTGTGGGTGATAGCAATCGAAAACTTAATGCAAAATGCGAACAAGAAGTACTGAATAACATAGCAGAGTCAGTTCAGGAATGTCGTAATTATTACATTAAGGAAAAGAGATGATCACAAAAATAAAAGAAGCAACACCAGTTGTTTTGGTGGTCACACTTATTCTTGCTGGATTAATTGTGCCATTCTTCACTGACTGGACTCATGTGGGTATACCAGTGAACACACTATATATCCCCATGTTGTAAAACCTTTGGGTGCCCCTTTAAGCGAATGGCGGCATAAACTGGGGGGATGCATCCCCCCGACCCATCTATAAGAGTTTACCGGCGTTCTCTGCTCCTACAGAACGGACAATAAAAATGTCGGACCACTTGACTTTCCAATCACTTTATCATATAATAGGTCTATGAATTTTTATACGACTGTAAGCAAACACGGAAATCAACTTCTCTATCGTGGATACCGCAATGGTAAACGGGTAGAAGAAAAAATACCATTCAAACCTGTACTCTTTGTACAATCTTCTAAGGCCACTGGCAAATACAAAACTCTGGACGGAATTCCCGTTTCTCCTATGGAGTTCGACTCTATGAAAGAAGCGAAAGAATTTGAGTTCCGTTACAAAAATGTACCTAACTTTCCAATCTATGGTCAAACCAATTTCGTTACACAATTTCTCGCAAACAAATTTCCTTCTGGTGTAAACTTCGATAGAGACATGGTAAACGTCTGCACCATCGACATCGAGGTTGCTTCGGATGAGGGGTTTCCGAATCCGGATCAGGCCGCGCATCCGGTAATATCCATAACTGTTAAGAATAATCAAGACAACATTTATTATGTTTTCGGACTATATGATTATGATGATACTAAAACAGAAATGAATGTAAAATATTTTAAGTGTGCTGACGAGAAAGCACTACTTCGTTCTTTCCTTGGTTGGTGGTCGGGTCCCAGTTGTCCTGATGTGGTAACAGGTTGGAATACGAAATTTTTCGATATTCCATATCTAATCAATCGAATGAATAACATTCTTTCTGAACGAGAGTACCTTGATATGTCTCCGTGGAGATTGATTCGTTCTCGTATGATACCGACACTTGGCGGCAGAGAACAAATCTCTTACGACATTGATGGTATTGTTCAACTCGATTACTATGACCTTTTCAAAAAATTCACTTGGAATACTTACGGACAACAAGAGTCATATAAACTCGATCACATTGCTAATGTGGTGTTGGGTGAACGCAAATTATCTTATGAGGAATATGGTTCACTACATTCCCTGTATAAATCTGATTTTCAAAAATTCATCGACTACAATATTAAAGATGTTGAACTGGTAGATCGCCTAGAAGAAAAACTTGGCATTATCACTCTGGTCATGACAATGGCCTATGGTGCTAAAACAAATCTTGGAGATGCGTTGGGAACAACGGCAATCTGGGATGCAATCATTTATAATGAACTGATGTCTGAGGGTAAGGTGATTCCACCCAAACCGCCTGTTCCAGAAGTCTATAACAAAATTGCTGGTGGATATGTAAAAGAACCCGTGGTTGGTGCTCATGATTGGGTGTGTTCATTCGATCTTAATTCTCTGTATCCCAATATTATTGTTCAGTATAATATGTCCCCCGAAACTCTTACTGAAGACGGAGATGATGTTGCCTCAGCGGCTAACGGAACTTTCTATCGAAAAACCTCTAAAGGTATTATTCCCAAAGTCATTAGCAAGTTTTACGACCGAAGGGTTGGTATTAAAAAATCAATGATAGAGGCGAAACAAGAATATGAAAAGTCGCCTACTAAAAAACTTGCAATAAAAATTGACACCTTGGATACTGAACAAACTGGTATCAAGATTTTGATGAACTCTCTTTATGGTGCTTTGGCAAACAAATATTTTCGTTACTTTGATCATCGCATTGCTGAGGCTGTAACACTATCGGGTCAACGGGCTATTAAATGTGCAGAGAAGGCGGTGAACGATGAATTGCAAAATATACTAGGCACCAAAGAAGATTATGTAATTGCCATTGATACTGATTCTGTCTATATTAATATGTCTCAGTTGGTCGCACAACACAATCCGACTAATCCTATTAACTTCCTCGACAAGGTTTGTGAACACTTTGAGAAAGTTATTGCAAAATCATACGACCAACTTGCAGAAGATACTAACGCATACTCTAATAGAATGGTAATGAAACGAGAAGTTATCGCTGACCGTGGTGTGTGGACTGCAAAGAAAAGATATATTCTTAATGTTCACGATTCGGAGGGTGTGCGATTCGCTGAACCCAAATTGAAGATGATGGGCATTGAAGCAGTTAAGTCATCTACCCCGCAAGTTGTTAGAGGTAAGTTCAAAGACATTTTTAAATTGATCGTGTCCGGAACAGAGTCGGAGACGCAAGATGCTATCAGAACATTTCGCAACGAGTTTTCTAGTATGTCTGCTGAAGAAATTTCTTTTCCTCGGGGTGTCACCGAATTGACCAAGTGGAAAAGTCATGAAAAAATTTATGGAAAGGGAACACCAATTCATGTGAGAGGTGCTTTACTTTACAACCATTATATTAAGTGGGAGGGACTTGAGAATAAGTACGAAATGATACAAGACGGAGAAAAGATTAAGTTTATCTATCTCAAAGTTCCCAATCGCATCAAAGAAAATATTATTTCGTTTGCTGGCCAGTTCCCAAAAGAATTGGGGTTGACAACTGCCATTGATTATGATAAGATGTTTGATAAAACATTCCTTGATCCATTGACACCTATCTTAGAGGCTGTGGGTTGGAGTGCAGAACCAAAATCTACGCTTGAGGACTTTTTCTTTTGAATTACGAATTAACAATATTCAAAAATCAGTTCGATAACAAAACCCATAGGACTATGGAATTTTCTACTTGGGACAAGTTCCAATCCCTGCTTGAAGCACTATCACTTAAAGAAGGACAAAAAGGTGGAAACAATTCTTCTCCTCTCATTACTCCTGCTCGTTATTTTCCCGACACTACAAGGTCTAATAAAAATGTTGATTATTGGGGTGGTTGGGCTGCTGTTGACGTGGATGATTTCGTTTCTTTTGGTGATGTATCTTCTTCAGATGTAATGCCCAGTCTTCAAAAAATATGTGGACGATATGAATTTGTGTGTTATTCCACTGCTAGTAGTACACCGATACAACCAAAGTTTCGGTTGGTGTTTCCCCTAACATCTGTTGTTACATCAGACGATATTCCACATTTTTGGTACGCATTAAACAAACAACTTCAGGGTATTGGTGATAAACAAACAAAAGATTTGTCTCGTATGTATTATGTTCCGGCAGAATACCCAGAGGCTTTCAACTTTATTTTTTCTAATTCAGGACAACACATCTGTCCGGAAAATCTAATGGAAGCGTGGCCCTATGAAAAACCGAAGGGTAATAATTTCCTAGATAAACTTCCCGAAGCGTTGAGAAATGAAGTTATTAACTATCGGAAAGAACAAGCGAACAACACTGACATATCTTGGGTATCTTATCACGACTGTCCGTTTTTTCCAAAATCACTTGCTCGTGAATATATGGTTATCACTAGTACAGGTTGGTACCATAAGATGTATCAAATTATGGTTGCGATTGCTGGCAATGCAATCAAAGCCGAATACCCCATCACACCAAAACAAATTGCTGATCTCTGTAGAGAACTTGACAGAGACAATGGAATGTGGTATGATAATAGACCTTTGGAAGTAGAAGCCAATAGTGCAATTGAATATGTTTATAGGAATTAAAAAATGTCATTAATGTCTAAATTAAAAAAGAACTCTAAAATTAAACTAACTAGTCAGCTAGACAAATCCGAGTTTTTTCAAGAGAAAGAAGTAGTACCTACTGATGTGCCCATGATGAATGTTGCCTTGACAGGTTCTCTGGATGGTGGAATCACTTCTGGTCTTACTGTTCTCGCAGGACCATCAAAACACTTTAAGACTTCTTTTGCATTGAAGATGGCGGCCGCATATCTGAATGCGAAACCTGATGCAGTAATGTTGTTCTATGATTCAGAGTTTGGTTCGCCCCAATCGTACTTTGATGCGTTTGGTATCGACACATCACGAGTATTACATGTGCCCGTTACTGATGCCGAAGAGTTGAAGTTTGATCTGGTAGGACAATTAGAAGAAATGGACAAGGATGATAATGTCATTGTTGTAATTGATTCTATTGGTAATCTTGCTTCTAAGAAAGAGTTAGAAGATGCTATGAACGAGAAGTCAGTTGCAGACATGTCTCGTGCGAAAGCCTTCAAGGGTTTGTTCCGTATGGTCACACCATATCTTGCGATGAAAAACATTCCGTTGATCGCTGTTAATCACACCTATAAAGAGATTGGATTGTTTCCGAAAGATATTGTCGGCGGTGGTACAGGCATCTACTACTCTGCAAATAACATCTGGATCATTGGTCGCAGACAGAACAAGACTGGCACCGAAGTCACTGGTTATGACTTTGTAATCAAGGTAGAGAAGTCTCGGTTCGTGAAAGAACAATCCAAGATCCCTATCTCAGTGTCGTGGGAAGGTGGTATTGATGAGATGTCGGGTCTTCTTGATGTCGCTCTGGCAGGCGAGTATGTATTCAAACCATCTAATGGTTGGTACTCTAAAGCCGGTGAAGAGAAGAAGTACCGACTCAAAGAGTTAGACCGTGACTTCTGGTCTTCCTTCCTAGAAGATCAAGGCTTTCAAGATTATGTGCGTGATGCCTTCTCGGTTGGATCTGAAGTAGTAGACTTAGGTATCGAGGTAGTAGAAGAATGAAGGAAAACATTGATTACCAACTTATTCCTACTCCCCAAGAACTGGGAGACGGTTGGGATGTAAGATTCGTTACTGGCGACTATCCAGAAACCGTTATTCGTTACGGTGTTGTACGAATAGATGGTGAAAACAAACAATTAAATTTTGACTACAAAATCATCTATTCGCCCGATCCAGATGTAGAAGAGAACGATTCTAAGTTGGAAGAATGTGCAACAGAGGCTTTGCGCGATATTATTCTTTCCGGAGTTGAACAGGGATATGTTTCATTTAAAGATGTCGAGACCCAATGAATATTGAATTGGAAAAAACCATACTGCGTAATCTATTAACCAATGACGGTTACATGCGAAAGGTGTTACCTTTCATTGATAAGAAATATTTCGAGGGTGTTTATCGTGAGTTGTTCAATCAGGTTGTAAGTTTCACCGCAAAGTACAATACACTCCCTACACTCGAAGCATTCAAAATTGAACTTGATGAAGTTACAATTAACGAAGAAATGTATATACATGCACTGGATATTCTTCCTGATATATTTACGCCTAAGGAGGAAGAAATGTCTTGGTTGTTAGATACTACTGAAAAGTGGTGTCAAGACCGAGCAGTGTACAATGCCATCATGGAGTCGATTCAGATCATTGATGGTAAACATCAGAAATTGTCTAAGAGTGCAATTCCTGATGTCTTACAAAAGGCGTTGGCGGTTTGCTTTGACACTAATGTTGGACATGATTATCTAGAAAATGTAGAAGAGCGATATGACTTTTATCACGAGCAAGAGGAACGTATCCCATTTGATTTAGAATACTTTAATCAAATAACTAAGGGTGGGTTGCCTAATAAGACTCTGAACATCGCACTGGCTGGTACAGGCGTGGGTAAAAGTCTCTTTATGTGTCATTGTGCCGCCAATAGCCTTTCCCAAGGTAGGAACGTGTTGTACATTACTTTGGAGATGGCTGAGGAACGTATCGCAGAACGTATTGATGCGAACCTTATGAATATTCCAATAGACCAACTGGATACGATGTCCAAAACGATGTTTGTCGATAGAGTTCAACAGATATCGGATAAGACAAAAGGCAAGTTGATTATCAAAGAATATCCTACGGGCCAAGCGCATACTGGACACTTTCGTGCTTTACTCAATGAGTTGAGACTAAAAAAGTCTTTCAAACCGGAAATTGTATTTGTGGATTATCTAAATATATGTTCATCATCTAGAATGAAAGGTATGGGTGGTGCAATTAATTCGTATAGTTACATTAAATCAATTGCGGAAGAGATGAGAGGTCTTGCAGTAGAATTTGATATTCCCATATTATCCGCTACACAAACGACTAGATCTGGATATACTAATTCTGATCCGGGCCTTGAAGATACTTCAGAATCGTTTGGTCTTCCTGCTACTGCTGATTTAATGTTTGCTCTGGTTACGAGTGAAGAACTTGAAAGCTTAAATCAGGTGATGGTTAAACAATTAAAAAATCGTTATAATGATCCTAACTCAAACAAAAGATTTTGTATAGGTATTGACAGAAGTAAAATGAAACTGTATGATGTAGATGAATCACAACAAAACTTTATGTCGGATGATGAGAATGATACTCCAGTGTTCGACAATAGTAAAGTTGGACAAAGACTCAAGGGACTTAGAATACAATAGGAGAATTTGTGGAACCAGTAACTCAAACTATTCTAACTTTGACAATGATGTTGTTCGCTTATTTTTGGGGTAAAAAAGAAGGAGTGCTGAAAGGCAGCGAAATGGTTTGGTCTATTATTATAGACGCTTTTGATGTTATACATATTGATTGGAACGATGATAATAATCACTTAACATTCACTAACGAGGATGGAAAAATTTTTAAGTCTTCCGAAGCTGTTTTTATTCCATCAAGAAAAGAAGATGAAGATGTTTAGTTCCTCTTGGAAATCACCAAGGCCTTGGCAAAGAACAATCTTTTTTGTTCTTGGAGTCTTTTGGACACTAGTCTTGTACAATCTTGTTACTTGGATAATGACCGATGAACAAACACCTGAAAAGAAAATTACAGAGCAAATTACAAAGAACCCGACAATTGAACCATTACCGACAATTGTCGAACCAATTAAATCTTCGGTTGAAGAACAACTTCTTTTGGATGAACGTTATTGCCTTGCTCTCAATATTTACCATGAGTCTCGGGGTGAGTCTTTTGCTGGTCAAAGTGCTGTCGCTGATGTGGTCATGAACCGTGTAGAAGACTCCTATTATCCCAACACAGTGTGCGAAGTTGTAAAACAAACTGTTTGGGTCGAGAACTGGAAAGGGAATATGGTACCCAAACGGCACATGTGTCAGTTCTCGTGGTTTTGTGATGGCGTTAGTGATGACCCAGGCAACCCTGATGCGTGGATGGAATCTTATATGATGGCCGAAGAGGTCTTTGACAAAGGGAATTGGAGAGGGTTAACTGAAGGTGCCACACATTATCATTCGTTGCAAGTTAGACCTAAGTGGGTTAAAGATCGTGGTATGATTTACACCGGAACAATTGGTCAACATGAGTTCTATCGATGGGAAAGGTAGTAGGATTTACAGCGAGCACATTCGACCTACTTCATGCAGGACATGTGTCAATGTTACGTGAAGCGAAAGAACAGTGTGATTATTTAATTTGTGGATTACAGGTTGATCCATCGATTGATCGAGAAGAAAAGAATTCCCCAGTGCAGACTTTGGTTGAGAGGTATACACAACTTGCTGGCGTTAAGTATGTTGATGAAATTATACCATATCAATCAGAGGATGATTTACTTGATATATTAAATATGGTGAATATAGATATCCGTATCATTGGCGCAGAATATAAAAACACTTCCTTTACGGGTCGGGCCACTTGCGCTAAGAGAGGAATTGAGATATACTTTAATAAAAGAGACCATCGATTTTCTACAAGTGATTTAAGAAAGAGAGTGAACGATGTCGTATAAAGAAATATTACAACTTCAGTTTTGGAAAGGTTTTGTGACTGGGGTTATTTCATTGGAAGTGGTTCTTTTATGTATCTATGTATTTGCAACACCATAACCGAAAAGATGTTGGAGGACGATCCCAATCTTATCGATAAAATCGGGACAAAATGTGGCACCTGCCTGTTAAAAAATAATGACAATGAGGATTGTGATGAACAAAGTTAATTATAAATTTTATGAAGACAAACTTATTCGGGAGTTACAAGAATATGTCGACAAAACATACGACCAACATTATGCAACGGATAAGTATCAGGCTACTGATGTCATCATTGATTCTGGTCATGGTACTGGGTTTTGCTTGGGTAACGTCATCAAGTATGCAAAACGATACGGTAACAAAGGAAGTCCCTGTGATGCAAGAAAAGATCTAATGAAAATCTTACATTACGCACTGATCCAGATGTACATTCACGATGAAGAAAATAAAATGAGATTTGAACCATCTCCAGGTCATCATAGTATAGATAATGTTACTCCAGAAGAATGGAACAATATTACAAAAAAAGGAGTGCATAATTAATGTACGAATACAGAACAAAATTAATTAAAGTAGTTGACGGTGATACTGTTGATGTGGATATCGATCTTGGCTTCGGCGTTTGGTTAAAGAAAGAACGAGTACGCATCATGGGTATCGATACTCCAGAATCTCGAACCAGTGATAAAGTTGAGAAGGTCTTTGGACTGGCGGCAAAGAAACGACTCAAAGAGTTGCTAGGAAAATCCCCTGTTCTTAGAACACAAGTTGCAAGAGATGGCGAAGATATGAAAGGTAAGTTCGGACGTATCCTTGGTGACTTTGATGTGTATGATGCAACCACTGACTCGTGGAGAGCTGTCACTGCGGTGATGGCAGAAGAAGGTCATTGTGTCCCTTATTACGGTGGGTCTAAAGAAGACACTCAAGCAGCACACATGGAAAATCGTCGCAAGTTGATTGAGGAAGGTGCCGTTGATATGACTTTCGAGAAAGCTGGTCTTGGTGGAGACTCTTAGTAATGGCTAGAAAAGATAACGATGTTGTGTATTTAATTCCAGAAGGTCAGACTCGTGAATCACACGATTATCATTATACGGTTAGTAAACCTAAAAAACTAGAAAAATTTAGGATGAAAAAATACAATCCTAAGTCTCGCAAACACGAATGGTTTGTGGAAGTGAAGAAACCTCCCCACTCGAAGTAAGGTATCTATGTTATGAATAATGTAATAAGTTTTTGTGATTATCGCCAGAAGAAACTCGATAAAATTGCTCGCGACAGTAAAAATAGAAGAAGGGTTATTGATTATTTTTTGAAAGACCTTGACATCAGCAAAGAATATTCGTATAATGTTGAAAATGATATCTACGAAACAGATACTATTAATTTCACCATAGATTGGGATTCTGACGATTGATTTATAAGGATGCTCTAAAAGAATCATTTAACGATACGGTTCTAGGTACAATTGTAAATTTTCCACTAAATTATATTATGGTGGTTTTTTGTTTGTGGATGGAAATGGAAGCTTTATTAATGACTGTTTGTATGACCACCGTTTTGTTTTTATTGGCTGTTATACGTAAGTATTACGTAAGAATATATTATTTTAAAAAGAGTATTAATGGAGAAAAACATGTACAGACAAACTGAATTGTTTCCTGAAAAAGATACGACTAAACCCCCCTATAACGGATTGTTTTTTTGTCCACTAAGACAAAAGATGTTTCGATGGGACGAATTTATAAACTGGTATAAGGTGAAAAGATTATGAGGAAAGGTGATAGACTACCTGATGTAACTTTTAAAACACGAGTGCGTGACGAATCAATAGAAGGGCCCAATCCTTTTCGATGGGAAGACAAAACCACGGCAGATTACTTTGAGAACAAACGAGTTATTTTGTTTGGTCTGCCCGGTGCTTTCACACCTACGTGTTCAACCCAACAACTGCCAAACTATGAGAAGATGTTTCCAGAGTTTCAAGAGTTGGGTATTGATGCAATCTATTGTATGTCGGTGAATGATGCGTTTGTAATGAATGCTTGGGCAGACAATCAAGAGTTGCGAAATGTACAAGTCATTCCTGATGGCAGTGGCAAGTTCACAAAAGAAGTTGGCATGTTGGTAACCAAAGATAATCTTGGTTTCGGTTCTCGTTCATGGCGGTATGCTGTTGTCGTTGATAATGGTGTGGTCGAAATGTGGTTCGGAGAAGCAAGTCAACGCAACGAAGCAGACGATGATCCCTATGAAATCTCATCACCCGAGAACGTCATTCAGTATTGTCGTAACCGACAGGCGCAAGCAGCATGAGCGATGTTTGGAATGGTGAGTCCCGAGGGTGTTCAGATGTGATGTTCTCTCGTATTCAAATCTTGATGAGAGGAAACAATCTTGAAGGAGAGTATGACGATTTGTATACTTCTGTCATATCTCTGGTGACCTACTGTGAAGAGAACGATAAAAGACTCACGGACATACTTGAAAAAGTATATTTGGAATTAAAGGAAGAGGCAAATGAAGTCAGCAGGAAAAGTCTGGGGCAAGACCCAGCAGATTGAAGCAAACGGTTCTTTAGAGTTCCATAGGATTGAGTTCAAGAAGGACTTTCAATGCTCTGAACACTATCACACCACCAAGTCGAACGGTTTCTTTGTTGAGTCTGGCAAGTTGCTGATTCGCACATGGCCAGAGAACAGCGAGATTGTGGACACCACAGTTCTAAACGCGGGTGAATACATGGCAGTACCTGCCGGTGTATGGCACCAGTTTGTGGGTATCCAAGACGGTGTTGCGTTTGAGTTGTATTGGTCTGAGTTCGACCACAATGACATCGTAAGACGTTCACAGGGTTCCCGTGTACCAACGGCTGGGCATGAAGAAGCAAAAGGTGCCCAACAGGATCTTAACTGGGACGGCAATTAATGCCAAACAATTTGGTTCACAACGAAAGTTGTTTGGACACCCTAGTAAGATTAGAAGACAATAGTATTGATCTGGTCATCACTTCACCGCCATATAACCTACGTAGAAGGGTATCCAAAGGTAAACTCATTTCACGTGGAAATGATACTCCTAAAAACGTAGCAAAGTACACTGAGTTCACAGATGATTTGCCTACAGAGGAATACTTAGAGTTTCACTCAAAGGTCCTCACCGAGTGCCTACGTGTCTCTAACAGGGTGTTTTACAACATCGCAGTAGTTGCGGGTAGTAAGCAAGCACTCTTCCAGATGATCGGTAACTTTGCGGAATCACTCAAGGATGTGATCATCTGGGACAAGGGTCACGGAGAACCAGCAGTTCAGGAAGGTGTCCTCAATCGTCAGTTTGAGTTTATATTGGTCTTCGAAAAAGACTACCCCATCTCTCGTATGTTTCGGAAAGATGTTTACTTCAATCGTGGTACTCTTTCAGACGTGTGGAAGATCCCTCGTGAGAAACACGTTGAGGGTCACAACGCAGTGATGCCTACCAAGTTGGTACGTGCTATTCTGGATAACTTTAGTACCGAAGGTGATGTTGTATACGATCCCTTTATGGGAGTCGGTACTACTGCGGTGGTCTGTGAAGAGATGGGCCGTAAGTGGATTGGGTCCGAGATCAATCCAGACTACGTGAAGATTGCTCTTGAACGTGTTGATAATGTCTCCACTCTTAATAACTTTTTGATATAAACATATTCCAAAACAATCTAAAAAAAGTTATTTTTTTATCCTCGTAAGTCATTGATTTATCGAGGGTTTTTTTCGTCTAATTTTCCCCTTACAAATCAATGACTTAACGCTTGTGTTTTCACAACATCTACTGTATAATTACTCTGTAATTAAGAAAAACTACTCGGAGAAACTACATGATTAACTATAAAGCGTTTAAAGTTGCTGTTGTTGGTGAGACTATCGGTTGGAAATCTGCTGCTGGTTATCTTGAAGGTGAGATCACTCGAATCGATACGCGCAAGAACACTGCTTGTAAGAAGACTCTCAGTGATTGGGTGTTGGTTGATTTAGACCCTTACTTTGCACGATTTGAAGGTGAGAAGGCGTATCTCAACGCAAACTTCCTGATGGAAGGGGGCAAGGTCCGAAAACTTGCTCCTGCCCCAGAGAGTGCATACGGCATGTATGTTGCGAAGAGACGATCCTTTGGTGATGCGGTTATGTCAGAACGAGAGTTTGAACGGTTAGCATTGACGATAGAAGCAAAAGGAGCCTCGGTATGATTGTCAAAATGAACTGTAACTGGTCGTGTGACCGCCCCGTGATTGAGATCTTCAAAGAAGGTACCTATGGTCCTGTCAGGGTTGGTGAAGGGTTTACTCCCAACTTCCTAGCGTATCATATCCTTGCTAATGGTGGTCCTTCTCCGGAGATACGTGGTATTGTCCCAGAAACGCACGAAGCCCTCTGGGCTGATACGTGTGACCTCCTATGAAGAAGGGCGAGACGTATACGTTCCCTAACCCTACCGACCCTATTGGTGCGATGATTAAACGGCACCGCCTTCAGGTGTTGGTTCACAGTTGTCTGTATTATGCTCTGGATGAGAATATCTGGGATGACCACAAGTTCGATGATGTCTGTAAAGACCTCGCAAACCTGCTCAAAGTGTATCCAGACGCATATTCTGATCGATTTGACGAGTACTTCGATGGTTGGGATGGTAGTTCTGGGTACCATTTCCCCCACCGTGATTCGTGGATTCTGAGCGCTGCCCAGAACCTCCTTAGATCAAAAAGTTATATCGATATAACCAAATAGTCTAAAAAAAGTGTTGACAAAACATAAAAAACCTGTCATAATATGATTTTAAACAATAGAGAAGTGAGTAGAGATATGCCTGATTTTGCCTTTGAAGTTGCTCCAAACGATGCCGCTACTTGTAAAAGTTTGATTGAAAAATTCGAAACCGAAGGGTTAGAATTGACTCTCGATGTCGCTGGAACGACTGCTCGTTGTGTTCGCCCCAGCAAAAGATCACGGCTTGGTTACGTAAATGTTTTCCACTACTATTTCCGTTCAACCGAACGCATGTTTGAGTTCTGTGAAAAACATCTCGTTGACCTCGAAGCGAAGAAAGAACACAAGGCAAGACGTGCCGCAGAGAAGAAAGAGCGAATCGAGATGGCTCGTAACAGTGTAATCGTTGATGACATCTTTGTTTCTTCTTGGGGTTACGAGCAGACTAACGTTGATGCGTTTCAGGTTGTCGAGAAGATAGGCAATGCCACTGTCGTGTTGCGCCCTATCGCTTGTCGTGCTGTCAAGGGTACTGAAGTTTCACACGGTATGGCGCAGAACGTGGTTCCTGTTTACAATGCTTTCATTGGTGAAGAAACTTTCACCAAGCGAATCACTGAGTATGGCATCAAGATCAACAGTTATAGCAGTGCTTTCCAGTGGGATGGCAAACGAGAATTCTACAACAGTTGGTATGCATAAGGGGATTATTATGGAAAGAAGAAAGCTCAATCACGAGGTGGGTTCTGTGTACATCCCCGAAGATCGCCGCAGGAAAATGTCATTCAACCACGCAGACAGCGACTTTGACGAGACGTTCATGCAGGGTGTGTTTGGGTCTTTTCTGGGTTCTATGGTGATCTTTGGAACCTTCTTGGCCATCATCATGTTTATATGAATATCAGGAATATAATGTATTCCCGAAATTCATCTAAAAAACGCTTTACAAACATACCAATATGTGCGATAATTACTCTGTAATTAAGGAAATAGAAAAGGAATCGATATGGGAGTTTTAGTTGACATGACCACTGGTGAGTTTGTTGATACTGGTGATTTTGGTAATCTGTGTGAGTATGTAAATGCTCTTAATGAGATGGAGGTTGAACACAACCTTCGTGTTTTTCTTGAAGATGAAGCTTATGGAGAGGTGGCGTAATGAAAGATATGGTCCCATGGTATGCAAAAGGTGAAGTCGGTGAGTACTTGATCCACGCACTTGATTTGATTCAAGACGGGCAGCTCAACGATGCCATCAGTGCCTGTCTCAGTGTTGGTATGAGTGACGAAGAAATTGATGAGTTTTTATCTGCTGAAGGAGTTGCACAATGAGAGATTTAACTGGTAAGATTTGCGAAATCGATTATGTCGGTTCGAGTGTGCGAGTTCTGGGTAAGATTACCCAGTCGCGGTATACTTCTGCTACTGGTGTGACGCACCACTTTGAGTTCATGACTCCGTTTCGATGGGAACAGAACGGGTGCGAAATTATCCGTGAAGTTGGTGAGGGTTCTTGCACCGATGATAACATGATCGTAAAAGTATGGGAGACAGCGTAATGGAAAAAATAAATTTGTCTGGTTTGGACGCAACAGAAATCTGTGAAATTCTCCACGAGAAGTGTAAGTTTCACGACTGGTTTTTCACCATGGCAGATGACAGTCGTGCGTACCATGCTGGTCTTGCGAAAGCAGATGAGATCGAATACATTCGTAGCGTTCTTGATGGTATGGGTTTCGGTACCACTGCTGACACGATCATCGGTGATTACAAACCCGCAGTAAGGATCGCACACTAATGGATATTCTTTTTAATATCGTGGCAGGTTTTGTTGTCTTGTTTTGGATTGCTGCTGCTGTTGCATGGCCAATCATAGAAGAACGAGACCGAAAACGGTTTAACAAAACCAATGTAAAATATACTGATGGAGATAATACATGAGCAATAACCCTAAAGCATACCTCAACGGTTCCTATGTAAACTTTGAGCGTATGGGTAAACGTTGTACGGGTTTCGTCGAAGAGGTTTTTGACGATGGATTTGCTGTTGCTGCTGTGGTGCATAATGATGCAGGATTCCCTCATCATAACACCGACTATGTCGTGTTTGTTAAAACGGAGGATGCGTTTCGATGAGTTTTGAAGAAGCAGTGGTTGGGTTTGCTGATTGGTATGAAGCATGTCTCGAATCTGGGATCCTACCAGAACAAGTGGTTGCCGCTCAAGGTGAAATGATGCTATTAACAGATTACGAAACTATAAGGAAGTTCGATGAGTTTTGCTAGAATGCAGGAGGCACTTCGTGCCGAAGGTTGGTTTGTCGAGTGGAACATGCCGTGTTGTCAATCGTGTGCGTGGTGTGAAGTCGAGCACACTGATATGACTAAAGTGTTATTCAATCATTCTCAAGACTGTGAAGTCTATGGTGCGAGAGAAGAAGATTGCGAATACTGTGACGGTACAGGTTTCGACGATGAAGAAGATGTTCATTGTGGACATTGTGAAGGAGAGGGTTTCGTTTCAGGTGACTTCGAGGATCTCGACTATGAACCTGACACCAGTGTGGGTGGATTTGTTTGTATGCCTCCTACCGAGTGTGATGGATCTATGTTTTGTTTCGATGGCACCGACGAAGGTGTTGCAAACTTCAAGGCAATCATTCCTCTCATTGAGGAGAGTGGTTGTAAAGTAAACTGGAACGGCAGTGGCAACACCCGTCCTGATATTAGTTGGGAGTATTGATATGATAGCAAAAGAAGATGTGATGTCTTATGAAGATAAGATTGCCAAGGTGCTCAAGGTTTATGGGGATGTTGAAGAAGCGTGGAGAAATGGTAAAATTTCCCTCTTTACATTGAACGATTTATCTGACATAATGGATGAATATACAGATTTGATTGAGGAGAATTAATGAGAGTTTTCGGATCTTATAAGTATGATTTTAATGGCCGTAAACGTAAACCTCGTAAACCGAAAGGAGAAGTCTGTGTCAAATATGTCCCGCCTAAGTTTCAGGAATACCAACCAAAAACAACGTATGCAAGTGAACGTGCGGCAGAGATTAAACAGTACAAATCGTCACCTCTTACTCCAGCAAAGGCAGGAGGCGATAGAAGAGCGTCAAAACAGTACACCGGAGACTTCGTCATCGGTCTGGGACAACTCCACAAATCCAACGCAGTCCCAGTAAGCAATCCAAAATACGCCCGTGAAATTTCGGAAATGTATTGACAAACCATCTTTTATGTGTTAAGATAACACCTGTTATCAAAAAAACTTAAGAAATATATTATGAAATCAGAAAATAAATTTGCAAATTTATTTAAAGAAATGTATGACTTGTGTATTGAGGAGGGCTGGGGAGATCCATTCTCCTATGCAGTGTCTCGTGAGATAATGATCGCCAATGCTTTGGGTCATAAGAAAGCCGATACATATTCTGGTGCTGATGGCATCGATGATGATGGGGGGTGTGAATATAAATCCACCATCAATAAAAACATTAATGGTGCGTACAACGGTATTAGCGTTCTTCCATCTTGGGAAGAACAAGAAACCTATCTTCGCAAAGAAAAAATCGGCAAATATAAGAATCATTATATTGCTAGATTTGATGCTGGATCTATATCCGAAATCTGGAAACTTTCTGGAGAAAAAGTTTTGGAGATTTTACTTCCAAAATTAAAAAAACGTTTCGGTTCAACGTTGAATAAAAAAGACCCTAGACTTGGGGCAACATTAACAAAAAATGAAATTTATAATTATGGAGTGAAAGTATTATGACACTAGAATTAATAAAAAAATCTAATGTGGAAGATCCCATTCAGGTTATCGTAAAACAAATAAGGGGCGGAACGTGGACTAAAGTGCCAAATGTAGATCTGCTTCAGTTTGTGACTAAACCAACAGAGGATGTGTACAACATCGATTTAAATAAATCGTTACAGGTTAGAGATAAGTCTATCGATCGCAAATTTGTTAACAGACAAGTTCAAAAGGTAAACAACACTGGCGATACGTCTGGTTTACAGGCTCCGGTACTAGTTTATTTTCCGGAGGAAGTTGTATATGAAGACACCACATTTCTAGCAGACAGTTATGCACTTCTTGATAGAAATCACGGCGTATTAATCCACGTAACGTGTGGAATTACTACCGCAGACTGTTATGTTGTGTGCTTTGATAAAGACCTAGATTCGAGGTTGACAAACATAAGAGCTCTAGGTAACTCATTAAATTTGGTTTGGGAAGAGAAACAGTCTACCGATGGAGAAGATCTGAAGACTGAGTATCATGAACTTATGGACGAAAGGATTGCACAAGGTTTATCGCCTCAGCTTTCAACTGAAGAAAATGCAATCTTTTTAAAACGGTACCCATTTTTAAACCAAACTACGTTAAAGAACTATGTGGGCAATCATGAGACTGGAGGACGAAAGCGCCCAGCTTGGGTACCAACAGATATTGAGCAAACGATCTGTGTATCAAAATATGAAAAACTATATTCTGATTATATAATTATGTCGCCAAGGACTGTAGCGTCTTGGAGTGGAGAAGCAAGTGGTTCGGCAATCCACCAATCACTAAATAATGAAAATCCAGATAGAGATGAAGATAAACTAGTTTTCATTTTCTTCGCCAAGACTAAAAATCAGGCAAAGAAATCTAATCAAGATAAGATTTCAAACAAATTGAAAGGTCCGTGGGCAAAAAAATGTAATTTTAAAGACGTTGTTGTAATCTTTATGGGAAATAATAAAGATAGGGTCATCTAGTATGAATAAATCTTTTGCAAAAGAATTGACGTATTCGCCGGGGGGTAACGATGAATGTTACACCCCAGACTACGGGGTAACACCGATTCTTAAATACATTCCAAAAGGTGACACTGTGTGGTGCCCATTCGATACTGAGGAGAGTGAGTTTGTAAAACAAATTTCTGTACAGAATGAAGTTGTGCATTCTCATATCTTCTCAGGGCAAGACTTTTTTGAGTATGAGCCGGATCACTGGGATGTAATCGTTTCTAATCCACCGTTCACCAAGAAACGAAATTATTTTGAACGGGCCCTTGCGTTCGAGAAACCGTTTGCTTTAATTATGACGAATACTTGGCTAAATGACAGCGCGCCAAAACTGTTGTTTGAAGAAAAGGATTTGCAATTATTAATGTTTGACAAGCGAATGAAATTTATTTCGCCTGATGGTCGAGACAATAATAAGATAACGTTTAGTAGTAGTTACTATTGCTGGAATTTTTTACCTAAACAAATTATTATGGAACGATTGACAATTCCTAAGTAATATGCTAAGAAGAAAGCAAATAAATAAACTACCAATCCACAAATCCAACGCAGTGCCAGTAACTAACCCTAAGTACGCTCAAGAAATCGCGGAAATGTATTGACAAACCATCTTTAGAGAGTAAAGTTATAAGCATATAACAAAATGTTCTAAAAAATATGTTGACAAAACATCCAAAATGCCCTATAATATGTTTTTAATCAATGAAAAAAGGTAATACATTATGAGTCATCTAGTAGAAACAATGGCATATGCGGGTCAAGTTCCATGGCATGGTCTTGGCGTTAAAGTAGCGGCAGATCTGACACCTCGTCAGATGCAGAAACAAGCTGGTCTTGATTGGAACGTTGTGAAACGCCCTTCATTCGTCACCTTTGATGGTGACATGATTGAGACTGGAAGCAACGCTTTGTTGCGTGAGTCTGACAACAGTGTCCTTTCTCCTTCCGTTGGTGATAATTGGGAACCTGTTCAGAATTCTGAAGCGTTTGACTTCTTTAATGAGTTCTGCCTTGCTGGTGACATGGAAATGCACACCGCCGGTTCTCTGAAGAATGGACAGATTGTCTGGGTTCTTGCAAAGATCAAGGAGTCTTTTGATGTTCTCGGTGAGGACCGTGTTGATAACTATATGTTGTTTTCTAACCCGCATCAGTATGGCAAGTCACTGAACGTTCGTATGACTCCTACACGGGTTGTTTGCAACAACACCCTCACTATGTCACTCAATGGTGCCACTAATAACGAGGTGAAGTTGAACCATCGTCGTGCTTTCAATGCTGACATTGTGAAGGATCAGATGGGACTTGCTCACGAAAAGTTTGAACAATATCGTGATGCCGCCCGATTCTTGGCGAGTAAGAAAACTTCTGTTAGTGATTTAATCACATTTTACAGTAAAGTTTTTCCTGCCGCTAACACAAAAAAGAAAGATGATATCAAGGACTATGCCGGTCTTTCAACTACTGCGAAAGCTGCATACGATGTTCTGGAAACACAACCTGGCGCTGACTTGGCCATGGGTACTTGGTGGAATGCTCTTAACTCGGTGACTTATATTACCGACCACAAGTTAGGTCGTTCAGCTGACGCACGAATGGCATCTGCTTGGTTCGGCATCAACCAAACTAAAAAACTGAAAGCAACTAACCTTGCACTTGAATTAGCGGAGGTAGCATAATATGGAAATGGTACAATATCGTTCACATAAAGAGATTCCCACCAAGTATCGAAGAGTTATCCTCGATGAGGTGTTTGAGAAACGAGTGGCAAAAGTGTCACTCGCCTTGTGTAATGAAATCATTAACACTCACCTAGAAGAACAACAAGAGATGGAAACTCTGAAAGATTTCGAAGTTCGAGTTGTTAAGAATGGTCGAGAGTTTGTAGGTAACTTCAAAACCCTGCGAGACGCTGAAGTCTATATGGATCAAATGATTGACTTTGGTGAAGATCTATCTCCAGTAATGTTACTTACTCAGGCTAAAAGGACTATTCGTGCGTTTGTCAATGGCAAATGGAATTTCGTTTTACCTAAAGATACTTTAATGATCAAAAAGAGGGTTGCATGAAAACTAGAAAAGAAAATACCAACATCAAAGGTTTTGTTGAGACTGCAAAGAAAGGTGTAGTGACGGTAGAATTCACCAAGATTGATACGGATGAGTTGCGGGTGATGCCTTGCACATTGAATACAGGGTTGTCGAACCACAATGTGCCTGAGATTCTTGAACAACAAGAAACCAACGACCACTTGGTGGTTTGGTCTCTTGATAAAAACTCATGGCGTTCGTTTCGGGTCAATACATTGGTAAAATGGTACGAAGGATACCCTTCTGAGTGAAACTTCCATTATATCTCCACTTTTCACCCGGTCGTAAGCCCTTGATTCTATTGGTTTTTTCTTTCATTTTTTTCCCCTTTAGAATCAAGGGCTTACACCTTGACACCTACCCGTGTATATGAGATAATAACTTTGTTATTTAGGAGATGTCATGTTGATTTTAGAGTTCAAGGGTCGCATCAAGGGTCGCAAGATCTACGAGGAGTTTGCGGAGGATGTCGTAAACGAGTTGTTTCCTCGCGAGTTTAAGCGAGATATCGTTATTGGTATTCACTTCAAAAATGTCGTGGAAAATGGTTTCTTTGGTCAGGCAGTTGATGTTGATGTTGATGAGTATCGCGTTGAGGTCGGCAAGGTAGTCGATGAAGGTGAGTTGCGAGCAGTAGAACCTCGTGAGATTGCCTCTACAATTGCCCATGAATTAGTCCATATCAAACAGTACATTCGTCGTGAGTTGTCTCAGGGTGCTACCGTCTGGAAGGGTCAGAAGATCCCCGTAGGACCTCGTGGAGGCACGATCCGCTACCGAGACCAACCATGGGAGAAAGAAGCATTTAGACGAGAAAAAGAATTTACGGAGTTATATTGGGATGAGTGAAGCAAGAATAGACCATGCGAAGATGTGGGCAGGAATGCACCACAAAGGGCAGATTAGGAAGTACACCGGAGAACCCTACATTGAGCACCCTCTGGCGGTTGCTGAGATGGTTAAAGAACATAGGTTAAGTGAGACCGCAATTGTTGCCGCTATCCTACACGACACCGTGGAAGACACTGGGGCGACTATGGAGGACATTGAGGAGTTGTTTGGAGATAGGGTAGCAGAATATGTCTGGTATCTCACAAAACCCCCCACATTCGTCGGTGATCGTGCAACACGGAAATCTCTCGATAGAGATCGTCTTTTTGCGGCTCCGGAAGAGGTCAAGATAATTAAGTTCTTTGACATATACCACAACGCAGGGTCGATTAAAGAACACGACACGGAGTTGTGGGAGACTTGGCGACACGAAATGGCGATGCTTTTGCTTGCTATGGATGTAGAAGAGATCGAATCTCTTATGCCAAAATATGCCGATTTTGTAGGTTCCTTATGAAAGCAAATGTAATTACAATACTCGATGACAATAATTCGGTTGCTGGATCCGACCATCTAATCGAATCTTCTAAGAAAGTTCTGAACGATTTTGATATAAAATTGTTTGAGGCTTCTACTTTGAAAACCATAAAAAGTGAAATGTCTTTTCATCAACTTAATTGGAACTACCCTTGGAACGGACAAGAAATTATAGATTTTGCAACGGGTCTGACCAAAACTGGATATCAAACAGCGGTACCTGAAAAACGAATAGCTTGTTTTATGTCACACTATCGGTTGTGGTTAGAATGTATCACCCATGAAGAAGATTTTTTAATCTTTGAACACGATGCACTATTCACTCGTAAACTTAATTTAAATGTTTTAGAATCATCTAATAAATCAGTAGTTGCTTTAAATCGACCTCAACGTGGTGCGACTCCTCGTGCTGACCTGTATCAACAAAAGATTCAAGAATCTGCCTCCGCACCAATCGGTTCCAGAACTCCACCTGATACTGTGGTTGGGGTACCTTATATTCGGTCTCAGGCGCATCCTGCGGGTCTGCCAGGGAACTCTGCTTACTACCTTAAACCATCGGGTGCGAAGAAACTAGTATCACTTGTATATGACTATGGTGCATGGCCAAACGATGCAATTATGTGCCGGCAACTGATGCCTGGCATGCTTGGATGTCTGTATCCTGCGTCAACCACTGTTCAAGTTAATGAATCAAGCACCACACGATAGTCTCAAAAGATATAAAAAACACGATTCTTATTCCAAAACAATCTAAAAAAAGTTTAAAAAACTTCATATAAATCCCCTTACAAATCAATGACTTACGACCCCAAAAAAACCCTTTACAAATCAAGTACTTGGCGCTTTACATTTGCCCTCATATATGCGATAATATGTTTTTAATGAATGAGAGAAGAGACATGGAAAACGTAATCTTGGTTGACAACATCAACACTTTCAAGGGTTTTGTTCCTGCCGATGCTGACTTAGTTGTCTATGAGAAGGGAACTGACCCAATGGACGGGTACGTATTGTACGGTTTCGACGAAGTTGGTATGTTCGATGCTGAGTTCAAGAACCCCGCCTACGCCTTTTGTACAGGAGATTTGATCTAGAGGAGACATAAACTTTAACTTTGGGGTTGCGGTACGAAAATTGCTAATAATTGCTATGGACCAAAACCCCCCCCCTCTTTAACTTTTAGGAGTAAAAATGACAGTAGAAAATTTAAAAATTGTTGATATGATAAGTGTACCTGATGATGTTGTTATCAACATAAATGAATCTGAGACTTCCGGAGGACTTCTCCAAATATGGGAAGAAATAAAAGGTGAAGCTATCACTATTGCGAATTGTGAAGAGACCCGTTATGGCAATAAGGTCATTGTGGATATGGGTCGAACCACTGAAGGTTACCCAATTGCTGACCTGTATCGTAATGGTAATCTGTTTCGCAAAATCTTCGCAACAATGGATACAGACAAAGGCAATCACGAGAGGTTAGACCATGATGGAATTTGAATTTGATTTTGAGAATAGTTGGAAAGAGTATAAAGAAATTGCATTACTTCCTGCGGCGAATCTCGTTTTGGATTCTGATGTTTATCGATACTATAGTTTGATATTTCACTTTTTAAATATCAAGCTTGCCTTTACTATCGTTGATAGGAAAAAATTTATCTAATGATAAATAGTGTATAAAGTTCCACATAGGAAATGACATGAAAAAACTGATTATTGCTTTAATTTTTATTTTTATCGCCCTGCCTGCTAAGGCAACCGACTTCGGTGATATTCTCACCGGCATTTTCATTATCAAGGAAGTTAAGGAAGAGTTCAAAAAAGATGTTCAACTCGACTTGCGAAAAGTCTATCTCGAACGTGGTGAAACATATGTTCGTGGACAAAAGATTAAAGCCCAGATGGATATTGCAATCAATAAACGAAAAGCACGTAACTGTCTTGAACGATTTGAGTGTAATAAAGTGAACTTTAAGAAGTGAACGAAGAAGGATTTATCCCTTCTCCCTGCTTAGGGGTTTGTGTCGTAGACGATTCTGAAATTTGTATCGGATGTTTTCGAACCATCACTGAGATTCAGTGGTGGTCTTCTTTTGACCAAAACGAACGAAAACACATTGTTGATGCTTGTGAAGAAAGAAAAATAGAATATAGACAAAAAAAATATAAATAGTCTTATGGCTTCGTTACAAACAAAAGACTTTTCAAAAACTGCGAGTTCCGGCGATTATGCTGGCGAAACTCGTGACAAAATTTTTTCGCTTAAAATCAAAGATAAAAAACCCTTTGTCATAGGTGCCACTAAAGCTGGTCAATCTGTCATAGGTCTCGAATACGATAATAAGAAAAGAATTCTGAAATATAAAGAAATCGCATCTTCTAAAACAATTAAAGAAATTCCTTTTTCTAAAATTTTTAAAGACAAAGATTTTGGCGGCGGTTCAGGTTCCGGCGGTGGTGCTGAAGATACCAAGTATACAGAATCCTTACAGTGTTATTATTGTTCCTACGTCTTTAATATTAAAAAAGGTAAGTGTACTTCCGTTTCACCTAAAGATCTAAAGTTGGGTGAAAAGTTTGTTAACGCTGATGTTTCACTAAACGATTGTTTGAAGAATGGTCCAGCGAACTGGATTGAAACCGATGTTTACATAAAGACCGCTAATACACTATTTGACAAACATGGAAGCAAGATGAGAGATACGGTATACTTTCATCGTGGTTCCAAATTTATGAATGAAGTATATAAAGCAAAAACGGAATGTCACAAAAGAGATAAACAAGACGAAATTCCTCAAGCGCCCGGTAGTTTTTCTAATGACAAATGGAATCCCGGCGATATTTGGGCATCTACATTCAGGCCTACAGAATCTCCGTTATTGGAACATACTAGCAGTTGGGGTGAATTGAACGCTGCGGTATTTGATTTTGCTAAAAGAGGTAAACTGTTAGGTATATCATTAAAGAAAGTATCGTCCAATCAATCTAATGCTAAGTGGACAGAATTTAATACACCAAGTCAGTTAGCCAGTAGACCCGCATACAAATTTTTAAGTTTTACTTACGGTAAGACAGGCGACTTTTTTAACTCACAAGACATTTATGTGAAGACCAGTGAAGGAGACGTTCAGTTTAGAACGTTTGGTGGAGACACTTCGTGGCAAGGTGAAATTAAAGGTGGTGCTGCAGCTGGTGGTAAAATTGGTGGTGGTAATGTAAATTTTTATTGTCAACAAGTTTTCGGAAAAACAATATACGGTGGGTTTGGTTCTGAAAGAGAGTACCTCAACTGGATTAAACAAAACGAGACTAACGGAAAATTTCAAGAACAACTTTACGAGTTATATAAAAAATATAATAGTAAGTCTCAACCTAGTAAACCGTTGATGGACAAGCCAGAGTTTATGAATTTTGTTGAAGAGTCTGATTATAACTTTAAAAATAGTAAAGCGATATGTATGCAGTTTGTTGATATTCTTATGAGTAGTACACTTGCAAAGAGAAACGAATTCACAACTAAGATGTTTCGTTACGCACAATCAGATACGGATCAATCAAGTTACTTTGTCAAACTATATTAAATGTATAAATAGTATGAAACCTTTGCGAGATATTTTCAATGGCGTGGCAAAACATTCCAGGCAATCCAAATTGGCAGTATGATGACAATCCACCAGACCCAGGCGGAAAACAGACTGCACTCTGGCAGAAACAAACCGCTGGTGTTCGCACCGATGGTTCTCATCAAGTCTATACTCGTGTTCGTAAAGTAACTGACACCGCTGATGCAACTCTTGGTGAGCTGAGTAAGACCTTTTGGGATCAGCGGATTTAATATATTATGAAAACCCTCTCAGATTTTTTAACGGAACAAAAGAACACTCATATGACCCACATTGAGGACAAGGTTCTCTATGGTGGTGTCAATGGTACTCGTCAAGCAATATT